ATTTCAACTTCGTTGTCCACGTCGCCTGTACCCGCAAGACTGAAATTGCTATTTGCAGCCAACTTCTCAAGGGCGTTCACGCTCAATAGCATATCCGTGTAATCCTTGTCAATCTTGTCCAGCTTCTCTTTATGCTCCGAGAGTTGTGTTTGATTCTTTTCTTCCGCCGCGTTGATTGTGTCCTCTACGGTCTTCTGGTTCAAGGCAATGTTCTCGCCGAGTTCCTTGATTTCGTCTTCGATAGCCATCTATCTTACTCCTTTACAGTTACGGTTAATCTTTCGTTGAGTTTACGAACTGCATTAAGGACTGCATCAGGCTCTTGCCGGGTCTGTGGAGCAGACTGGTTCATAAGAGCGCTGAGGCGGGTGCTTTCAGCGGGTTCCATGCTATCCTGTAGCATATTACATAATTCATTGAATGTTTTTTGTCTGAGTGCTAGGACCTCCGACTTTTTGCCGGGCAATGCCGCGAGCACGGTTTCTTTTGATAGCCCTGCTGGCCACATGCCTTTAAGCAGTGCGGTGGCTTGGTCAGCCGTGAGGCTTGTAGTTTCTGCGAGTTCAGATGCCTTGAGACCTTTGAATGCAACTGCGGGCTGTGGCTCGTCACTGTCAGGCATTGGGGGTAGTGAAATGCCCGAAGTAACATCTGATATNAGTTGGAGGGTCTTAGCGTGATATGTCGCAAGTGCCGCATCAGCCTTGCCTACAAGGTCGTAGCTGCTGTCCTTGCCCCACTCTTCCCATAGTGCATCCATGGTGTCATACAGGGCAGACCTCAATGCCCCCATGTCCTCACTGATAGATGTCTTTGCATGGTTTTGGTCGAAGTTGGTGGACTCTGCACCGTCGAGGATGTTTGTGATCTCAGCGTGCTTGTCGCCTTCAAAGGATACGAGGGATACCTCCACAAGTCTTGCTTCAGTGATAGTATCAACGTGCCCAAACTCTGCGTGGTTGGTAGCTACTTTTTTAAGCGGCTCGTAGCGAACAGAGAAAGTGTTAATTGCCCCTGCTTTAACGAGTTCCCACTTTTCATCAGCGATAGGAACTTTTCCACCGATACTGAGTTTTGCTCTTATAAAGAGTCCCTTCTCGTCCTCACGAAGCTCCTGAATTACTCCGAGTAATACGTCCTCGTCGTGGTTCCAGCAGAGTTTAATCTTACCCTTGGGCATCAGAGCTGCAATAGATACAGCGAACATGCCCAGTTGATGAACCATGTTGTACTTCTCGATATAATTTCCGTAAGAAGTAGCGTACCCCTCTACTATCCCTTGGTCTGCTGTTGCTTTTAACGAAAACTCCAACGTATTCATTTCCATGGTAAGTTCCTCAATTCAAGTTATTTTTAAAGTTCTTCGCCATTATATCGTATAATGGGGCAACAACACCCCAAAAAATAATAATATGGGGTTTATAGACCCCAAAACCCCCTAAATATGACCTTCGACTACCTCCTCAAGAAAGTGTTCGGGACAGCAACATCCGAGCCGAATGATGTTAATGTCGGGTTCACCGATATGGCGAGCCCCACGTTCAGCGTGTCCCACGCAGTAAAGGAAGGCCTTAACTCAAATGCTTGGGTAGCGACGGCACTCCGCATCATTGCCGACGAAGAAACGCAGATACCGTGGGTAGTTATAGATAAGTCAACACCGGAACACAAAATTATAGAAGGTCACGTCGTAAGCAAGCTCATAAACAACCCAAATACCGATTTCACCGGAGAAGTACATCAGGAGACAATCACAAATTGGATGTACCTTGCGGGAATTGGCTATGAAAGAATAGCACTCGTAGGTGGCCGCCCTGCGGCACTACAACTTATAAACCCTGACCGGATAGTTCAGCTCTCGAAGAATGGCGTGCTTACTGGGTACCAGCAGGTGAACAGATACCAACAAAAGCAAGCTACCTATACTGCGGACGAGATAATCCGACACGTAAGACAGGTGGACGCTTCAAACCCGTACCAAGGAATATCAATACTCAGGACACTCTCCACTCTCGTGGACATGGACAACGCGCAGGCACAGTTTCAGCTTGCGTCGGCACAAAGTCGCGGTGTGGCTGACCTCATAATCGCATATAAAGGAAACCCTAACAAACTAAAAGTCCTGCAACAAGCAGTACGCGATATGTTTGACGGTATCCGAAATCGTGGGAAGACGGGAGTTATTGCGGGGGATGTATCCGTTCACCGTGCCGGTCTATCCTCAAAAGAGATTGACTACCTGAAAACAAGGATACGGAACAAGGAAGACATTTTCTCCGCTTTCGGTATCCCCGGACAATTTGCGGGTAGCACAGGTTCGTCCTTCTCAAACCTCAAGGAAGCCAAGACAACTCTTTGGATCATGGGTGTAACGCCCGTACTCTCAAGGAAACGCGGCACGTACAATGTCGCCTTTGCGAAATGGCTGAAACCAAACGAGTATCTGACCTATGACCTCAGCGGTGTTGAAGCGTTGCAGGACGGTCAGAGAGAAAAGGTTGAGATGGCTGGCGTGTACTGGGATAAAGGTATCCCGTGGAAAACGATCAACGCACAGCTTGGGCTTAATATGGACGTATCCTTTGAGGGTGCTGACAAACCGTGGAACGGTGCAGATGGTCCAAGCGGAAGTAAGAGTGCGGAAATAAAGAAACCATTTGACAGAAAAGGCAACACGAATGGTATGAGTGCAGGCACAGTGGGTGCTGAAGTGACTCTTGCCGCCGCATACACTCAGGATGACATGAACGCGGCTATTGACGGTGCTGGAACTAAGTTCTTCTCCGATTACTTTAAATCTTTGCAATCAAAAGTGGCTGAGACACCTGCTGCTGAGATGCCAGCACTCCTGAATACTGAGCAGGACAGTTTGAGGACGAGCTTGCCGCATTTCTCCTACTGGAAGCCTCAAAAGCAGGAATCTCCGTACCGACCGCTGAGCTGAAGGCTTTGATACAACCACAGGCTGTCACAGATACTGGTTTTATATTTGATACGACACGAAAAGTGTTTGAACAACAAGCGACATTCTATGAAGGCGACGACGCGATGCTCCACTCCGCACTCGATGATATTGTGGGTGCATGGGCATTACCAGAAGGACGCTCAAATGTACTCTCCACTACCGAAGTTCTCTTTGCGGTCAGTGGTGCACTCTACCTCGAAGCCAAGGCGAAGAAGAAAGGACTCAAGACTTGGAAAAATGTTGGGGACTCAAAGGTGCGACATCTGCACACGGGTGCGGGTGTAGGTGGTGAAACACGAAAAGTGAATGACCGATTTAGTAATGGGGGTATGTATCCGGGTGATGGGTCACTCCCTGCTGCTGAGAGAGCAAATTGCCGATGCTGGGTTGTTTATAGCTAAGGCTACTTTACCCGCTTGAGTATTTCCTTAATGCTTTCCCTCAATTCGTCTTGCCCCCCTTTGAGATACTGGGTGTCTTTGCTGTTGCTTGTCACAATCTCTATGAACTCAGCCCTCGACTCACTATCGCCCATGACGTGCTCTATAAACACGCTTTCTCGCTCTTTGTACCCCGCTTCGTATTTGTCATAACAATAGTACACCACCCCTATGAGCAGGCACGCTACTGGTATAAATTGCTTTTTAACAGACTTGTAGAAATCGTTCTCCTCAAGCACGTGATTCTGTACAATAACGTCTAGCGTTGCTTGCCCTTCTTTCACTTCATTGAGCTCCTCGTACATGGACTGCATAGTTGTGCCTAGCGTCTGCAACTCTCCAGAGAGCAGTGCTATGCTATCTCTTATCGCTTGGTGCTCTTCGTCGGCTCGTAACCGTCGCTCTAGGTTCTTATCTGTCACTGTACCCCCCGTAGGGCTTTCCACATGGCTCTTTGTTGTGATTTTAGCTCGATTATCTCAGCTTCGTGCTTGATGGACAGCCGACTGTTCTCTGTTGCAAGAGTCTTAGTTCTCTGATATGAGTTATTCGCGAGTGTGACAACACCGACAAGGCCAAGGGTCACTAGAGTACCCACGATACCCATGACCCAGCTTTTGCTGACAGTCCATTGGTCTTGTGCCACTACTTAACCCCCCTATTGGCATGCTTCTCTTTTACTCGCTCGCCAAACCACCACATTACTGCAGTTGTTGTGAGATAGAACACGAGGTCAATAGACGTTACTACTATGGCGTATGCTTGATCGTGGGTGAGAAGTGCTTTCTCAGCCGACAGTACCGTCATAGCCACGAATGTTATGTAGCTGGTAAGTCCTACGAGATAAAGGGTTAGTCCCGGTCGGATGAAGCCCTTTAGTACGTCAATACCCCCAAACGCCCACATAATGAGTGGAGCAACCATCTTTCTGGCGAGCCATCCACCTTCTGTGAGGTATTTCATGTATGATTTATCGAATAGATTTTGGTTTCCTTGGACTTGTGAGGTGTCAAATGCTTTCATTTCTGCCGTGACTATCTCGCCTTTAACCTTTGCATCCGCTATAGCCACTGTCGCATCAGTCTGTGCTGCAATCATAGCGAGTTCATGAGCGTTCTTCTGTTTGTCTCCAAAATACGTCATTACTGAGGATAATGCGGTTCCAAGAAGTCCTGAGAGTCCACCGGTGAGGATACTAAGCATTATTGCACCTTTGATTTAGTATGTTTACGACCCCAATAGAGTCCACCGAGAGCGGCGGTCACAGTTGTGCAAGTCGTTCCGAGTGATAGTATAACAGCAGCACAGTCAACACCGCTCATGTGAACAATAGTAAGTGGTCCCATAACGATGTCAGCGAAGGTAAATTTCAGTAGTGCTATTACCGAGCCGCCAACAAATAGGAGCAGTGAGAAGAATGCCCCTAACACAAATACTGTGAAGGTCATCGATACTTCACCGTTTATATCTTCAAAAAGTATGTGCTTAATCATCTAAA